AGGAACACCATAATTATCATCAATATAAACTGGTGTTACGTGTGTGACATTACCAGTTGTTTTGCTGGTACTAAAGGTTAATTTGTAGAAACGGTTTTCCAAACTGTCTATAGTAGCACGATCTAGTGTGAAATTGCCTTGACCTAACATTATGTTTGCCCAAGTAACTGGATATGAGCTGATAGTTGTTTGATTGGTAGGATCTTGTATTTGTGCAGTCATTGTGGATCCAGTTAAATCAATGGATTTTTGATCTTGGTTTTTAACTACAACTTGAACGGGGTTGTCTATTCCTTGATAGACTTTAATTGGGCGGCTGTACACTTTGCGATTCCTTGTTGTAAAGATTGTAGGATCAAAAACTTGGACTTCCGCGGTATTTGGGTAGATGTATGCTTTTACGGTGATCATAGTTTTAGGTCTCTTATTCTATATTTATACGTTATTCTTTTTGTACTAGTGTACTCCCAAACTATAAATAACAAAGAAGCATAATTTTATTATATCGGATAACGTGGAAGATCACTACAAGCAACTACTGGCACAGTACCCTTACCTTTCACATATAACCTATGGTGGTAATGATTACATCGGCATCATACAGAATTTTGACGAAGTTATAACTACACTTTACGACTTTGGATTATTAAAAGGCGATGAAGTTAAGAAGATCTTCTTAACATTAGGAGAAACATGGTGGTGGGAAAGTAATAGATTAATCCCAATTAATGTATTTCTTAAAGCCGATTGGTCTTTGTTTAAAACTTGTCTACGTACTATGAACAGTAAAGACGTTGAAATTAAAATGGGCCCTTATGTGAGCCTAAAAGAAATGGCTAGCAAACGAAGCAAGCGTAAATCAATTACTTTAATACGAAAAGTTAGTTAATAAGTTTCAATAACTCTTCTACAGTAATACTACTTTTAGAACCTTTACTGCTATTCTGCTTTGCTTCGAGTATTTGAAGATTTGCAGGATGATTTACTATACTTTCGGACAGTCCTGCTTTCCACGCATCAAATACACTCAATTTATGGTCCACATGATACGTCTGCTGGCCTAATACATACCCTTGTTCCTTTGCCCATTTTTGTGCTCGGCTGCGTATTCGGCGGGCATAGTGGCGGAAATCTTTCATCTGCTCGGGAGTAAAATCTCCCCATTTCTTCCTAAGTGTCATTCTTAATTTATTATGAGTTTCTTCATTGTGTAATCTTTTTATTAATGATTCTTTCGTTGCTTCTTTCCGCTTGGTTGCACCTTCCCATTGTTTAGCAATTCTAATAGAATGTTGCTTAATATATTCTGGGCAATGATGTGCATTCTTAAGGCAGGTGTATTTTCCGCCAGTTCCTCGAAATAATGCAAGAGTATTGCATCCGTGATCACATAGTTGATTAGGCGGTATAGGGTTGTGGGTTTGTTTATGATAATGATACATAGACGGATTATTTGAGATATAATCGCAATGCTCACATTTCCGCGGGTAGCGTATACCTGAATGAACTTTATTTGGACAACCTTTACGAGACATAACTTTTCCTTAGTATAACTTTATTTATACTAAATCAAAAAATCACATGCCGTTACGTTCTTGCTCAGATAAAAGATTCATGTGGACTACAACTAAGTGGCTGTAGGCCACAGAATGGCTACGTTTGAAGTAATAACTGTCGTCTGCAGGCTTTTCCCACACGGTTTCTGCTACTTCTCGCCATGTTTTGCCTATTAAATGACGCTTGGCAGGTCTGATTACACTAAGGAACATGGCCATCCTAGGAATAGATGTTACTGCCTCTGGCATCTGGATTAAGGTCTTGTAGTGATTGTTGATATGAATCAACTTACCACAAAACTCTGGGTCGTATAGTTGCGCCCAATCCGGCTCTGTATTAATCAATTCTTGTAAATGTTCTTCACTCTTTATCTGCGTATATAACGATACGTTCAAAAAGTCCAGTTTAGCATAGCCGCGATCTTCTGCCGACTCATGGTCAATGCTGGCAATACCAGTAAATGGATCAACAGGAATGTCCGTGGCATACACTCCTGTATTGTGTCGAATTAAACGACCATCGCGCAGGATGCTCGCAGGTGTAGTTTTAAGCAATGCAAGTGCTCGATCTCTATCGGGGAAGTCAATATCAATGTCTGATTTAAATTTCATAGATTTGCTTTCTGCAATATATCCTTAACCCACTCAGTGTCTGCTAGATAATCTTTAAATTTGCGTTGCCAGTGGTCGGGATCAATCCACGGCAGGATTATTTGAACTTGTTCATCACCCAGGTTATCCAGGAACTCAACTCCCGATGTGCAGTTATAAACGACCCACGGGCTAATGCGACCGGTAGCAATATGATGCACCACACGATTGCTGTTACCATACCTAAAATAGTCGCTAAATCCATTCCTAAGTTCCAAATGATCTTCTGCATACATTTGCATTTCATTTAATGCTCTCTCCAATGCGTCCTGTACTGCTTCTCTACGTAACCACTCGTGCAAGTAGGTGACATAGAACTCGTCTTTACACCAGTGGTCAATTTTCTTGTTGTTCTTTAATAGCCAGTCTAAGAAAGCTGTGGGATTAATGCCACGTATACCTACCATATGACGACCCCACTTAACAAACGCACCATAGTATGGGCTAGTTACAAAGTTCTCGTAGCTCTTTAACTTGGCGCTACCCTGTGTCATTTCATAAAACTTTAGATATGCTTTAAGTCCTAATTGCACACCTACTTCTTTTTCTTGTTGCCAACGACGCTTTTGTTCACAGAGATGCACCGCCAACGTACTTTCCTTGGCAAATGTTTTTTCACAATACCGACACTTAAATGATGTTGCAGTCATTGATATACTTTACAAGATACTCGTTAAGAACAGCATGTTCTCCTGCTTTTGGGTGACGCATATGGTCAGGAGTTGATTGAGGTCCAATAAAATTGCCGCCAGTAGATGAAGCCTTAGCAACACCTTGTTCATGCTGGTACCCAACTGCACACCAACGGAACCCATCAATGATACAATCTGTACTGGACAATAAACTTAATCTAGGATTTTCCAGTAGATATCTATAACTATCATCAGCCTGTTGATATACCAATACGCGATGTCCTCTGGACTTTAAGCTATCTATAGTTGACAGTATACGATACAGTAAATCTTCAGTTCTGTCAATTAAGCTATAGGCTTCTACCATTAGTTTTTGTTTAACAAACTTTTCACTTTCTGTTTTGTTCCAGAAGTGATCGTAACGATTAGCAAATTCCTGATTTTGCGGATTACACCAGCGTCCTTCAAACGAGTCAGCTTCAGTTGCTGGATCCATACCAAGAATAGGTATTTCGCCACGGCTTATAAAAGTTAATCCTAATACATACAAAGTAGGTTCTGTTGCTCTATAACTATGCTTTAGTGTAGTTCTAATTATTCTGCTGTTGGCGCTACCACCGATGGCCAAACTTTCTGCATGTGGAATACCCAATCGGTTAGCCAAGTCTACATGTCCGTTGCCAATGGCATATCCTTCCATGTAACTACATCCATTGACAACTAGATTCTTGATCATGTTAGCTCTCTGATCTTTTTATCATCCCACCCTAGCTCTTTTGCATAGGCCTTGAGATCGTCTTTAGTATTAATTTGTGCTAATAGTTTAATTTCATCTTCTTTTAAATCAGGTCGTAGTGCTTTTAAGAATTTAACAGCCTTATTGTCGCCGGCACCTTTTTTCTTTGGAGTAATCCATTGGTGATATTGATTGCCCATGCCCGGGCTCACTGTTGTTGCTAATAACCATTGTAGCTTTTTGTGTTTTGCAGCACTAATCTCAAAGAAGTTCTTATTTAAGTTTTCGTTACAGCTCATTAGATAGTATGCTTGCAGGTCTACATTGCCGCCAACTGCACTACCCCAACGAATCATTAAGAAAGGAGCAAACTTCTTCTTTTCCTGTTCATCAAGACTATCGTAAAACTCTCTGTTCTTACGATCAAACTGTGCCATTTCGTTTTTAATATCTAATTTATCTACGGTCATATTTTAACTTATAGTATACAACAATTTTATCTAACTGCTCTTGTAACTCTGGATTTGTTTTTGCACGTCTGTGTATGTCGCCCCAAAGGCTTGCATGTTTCATCTCTGCAATTAATTGATTATGTCCAAATTTATCTTCTGTTATACTGGATGCCATGGTGGTGGATCTTCGCCCTTTTGCAATTCATATAGTATTATAACACGTTCTATAGCATCTTGTAAAGCAGGATTGGTCTTTGCGGCTTGAAGTATTTCAGTCCACATTTTCATACGTTCTATTGCTTCAGTTTTTTGTCTGTAATCATAATCCCAGCCAATTGCTATTCTATCACCGGGGTGGGCACCTGCTTCTCTAGCATAGGTTACGCCGTCTGCTCGTTCGTAGATGTAAGTAGCACCCGGTTTAAGGTTGCCCATATTACCAAACCTTACCGTAGTTAATGACCTCGCTTTGACGTGAGATATCTTTGATAAAATATGCACACATAGGTTTATCGCCTTCGGTCAACGGAACTGCCAATAACTGTCCTGGTTTAAGTTTGGGGAAATACCATTTAACATCTTGATAGATATCCACAATTTCCACAGGAGCAAACTCTGGGCGGAAACTACTCAATGGGTTAAATGTAAACACATTAAATCCGCGATCATTGATACTGGTTAGCGGAACAACTTCTAAATCGCCAAAGTCTGGTTCGCCGATAAGTATTTG